AAGTTTCCACAGTATTTAGAAGAAACAGGTTACAACGGAACAGGACACTCATTATGATTATTGAAGCACCGTACAAAGCAACAGACACCATTACTATTAGAACTACAGCAGGCGAAGAGATTGTAGGCAGATTTGTAGAAGAAGATGCTACCAGTATCAAAATCACCAAGCCACTAGCACTACAAGCAAGTCAGCAAGGCATTGGACTAGGTCCTTGGGTGTTTACTGTAGATCCTGCCAGCACTATCAAACTAAATAAAAGTGCAATAGTTTTTGTACACAAGACTGAAAAAGATATGGCCAGTCAATATGTGCAAGCAACTACAGGATTAGCAGTAGTTTAGGAGTATAGATGCCAGGATTAGCATACAAGGACGGAAAAAGCAGTGTTGCTTGTACCGACGGTGTTAGAGGAAAAGTATGTCGACGAGCCGGTGATCCTCCAGTACCTGTTGCTTGGAACTGGGATGCTAATACAACACAGTCGAGCAATGTTGGCAGTGGCAATGTTTTTGTTAACAACATAGGCGTTGTTAGAAAAGACGATGTTATGAAAAGTCACCCACACGGAGATCCTTGTACAGCAGGTCCTGTAAACCATTCGCCGCCATTGGATACATATTCGCCAAATGTTTATGCAAATAATAAACAAATAGGGCGCATTGGCGATCACTATGACGGTGACGGTACCTCTCAAACACACGAAATAACCTCTGGTAGTTCTAACGTTTTTGCCAACTAATATGATTAAGGCTTGACAGTTTGTTTACCTTGTGTTAATATAAAACATAACAAAGGCAAATAGAAAGAGGCATGTATGGAAAAGATTATTGTAACAGACTGCGATGGAGTCTTACTCAACTGGGAATATGCGTTTTGTGCTTGGATGACACAACACGGGTATACTGAAATCGAAGATGGTAATAAAGAATACAACATTGGTAAACGATTTGGTATTACTCTAGAAGAAGCTATCAAACAAGTTGTAATATTTAATGAGAGTGCTGCAATGGCATTCCTTCCAGCACTACGTGATGCACGTTATTATGTGAAACGACTACACGAAGAACACGGCTATGTGTTCCATTGTGTTACTAGCATGAGTCTTGATCCTAATGCCAAGAAGCTACGTCAAATGAACTTGGACAAGTTATTTGGTCCAACAGCATTTCCAGTACTAGAGTGTTTGGATACAGGTGCAGACAAAGACGAAGCACTTGAGAAGTATCGTGACACTGGTTACTATTGGATCGAAGACAAGTTTTCAAATGCTGTTGCAGGACAGAAAGTAGGCATGCGACCAATACTTATTGAACACGGATGGAATATGAATGATACTATTCCGGATAACATGAAGAAAGTAGTCAACTGGAAAGAACTATACGAGTACATTATAGGTGTCTGAGTTGAGCGAAATACATGACGCAATGAAAGTTGCATTTGCAACTTACGTTAAAGAATCAGAAAAGTTTGAACAAGAAGGTGTGAAAGTAAGTGCTGTTCGTGCCCGTCAAGCTCTCAATGATTTAAAAACGTTAATAACAGAGCGTAGAAAAGAAATACAAGATCAAAAGTTAAAAACATGAGCGAAAAACAATACCTAAATAACATTGCTGACAAAGTTTCTTTGTATGTACAAGCAAAACAAAACGCTATTGATTTCTTAGTAAAGAAAGAAATAAAAAATCGTAATAGTATTCAAAACTGTTTGATTATGAGTCAAATATGGACTGCTTCTCAGATAGATGATAACATCACGTTGAATGATATTATGATATATCTTGGTAACACTGAGTCAGCAGATGATGATCTTGATATGAAAGAAGTAATACTTGACGATGACATGAAGCATCTTACTCTCAACGAAATATTAGAAGTAGCATTAGAAAACGATGATCGTATTTAATATTGGTCGTGCAACTATCAGTGTCTGTGAAGATACTGCAAGATGTGCAGTAGATAACATACAACATGATGATGTAACATTAGTTGCTGATTTCTGTGATAAAAATAACTATGTAGTAGATGTAATACACGGAGATATCACAGCAGCAGAAAATCTAAAATATTACACAGCAGGTGATATACTTACTCGTAATGACTTCCTCAAAAAACATATTGAAAGTCAATACTGTTGATTATCAAAGCTAGGAACGCATTGCTAAAAAAAGGTCCATACTGTCTTGATTTTAAGAATAGTAAAGATCTTTTTACTATTGATTACTATGATGAGAATGAGTTTTTGTATCAAATAGAGTGCGACATTAATCGTGCTAACCAAATATACAAGCAATCTATATACGAAGGCTTTTATGAACAGTGTTAGCGTCAACATTTCTGCCGAGGTATAAATACCAATATGATAGAGCATAAAGAAGCATATAGATTGTTTTGGATGGTAAAAGGCCATATTCCAGAGAGTGATGCTACAGCATTTCAATCAGCAGATAGCTACTTTAAAAGATTATGGGTCGACGGTTGCAATGGGGCTCCGTTATGTGATTATGAAGAAGGTTTTGAACAAGCATATAATAGGAGATTCCACAATGGAACCAAAAGGAATAATGTCACTGAGTGACGAAGACTTACAATGCCTAGAAAAAATAGTTTCTACAAAGTTTACAGAAGCATGTGACTATGCAAAAACATTTGATACAAAAAACAGATGGCATTCAAATATTAAATCAAATCAGTTGCTTAGAATAATGAATGCTATTAGAGCTACAAAAACAGTACGAAAAATAAAAGACCAACGATGGTAAATTGTTCTTGACAAACCTACAAATATAGTATATAAATAAACTGTTAGCGTTGAAGCAACGTAGACACATACTGGACCCCGGGGCAGTACCGGGCTACTCCACCATAAGCACACTGTTTCTAGGGTCTGACCCGCGAAATCGCCTTTAAGGGTTCTTTGAGCCTCGTGGTTGGCAGTGTGTTTTTGATGGGGTAGAACTAGGATCGACAGGTGTGAAAGTGAAGTGGAGTTAACCGGATGACTGCGTTATTGGTCAACATTTCTAAATGCAAACGCAAATAGAGCGCCAGAAATGGCACTAGCAGCCTAAGGGTATGTGGGGGCGGGTACTGCCTAGCAACAGAAGTGCCACTTTAAACTTTGACACAAAGGACATTTAATGAAATATGTGATTGACATCGACGGAACTATTTGTCAAGAGGTTTACTTTATGGATGGTAGTGGTAAAAAAGACTATGCTAATCATATTCCAATGCCAGAGCGCATTGCACGAGTAAACGCATTATACGATGCAGGACACACAATAAAATATATGACAGCACGTGGCTGTGTAAGCGGTGTAGATTATTACGAACTTACATACAAGCAACTTATGGACTGGGGCGCAAAGCATCACGAACTAAGCGTAGGCGAAAAAGAAAACTACGATGTGTGGATTGACGACAAAGCGTTTTGGAGTGAAAACTTCTTCCGTGAAACAGGAGAGTCATATGAGTGATCCAAGATTTATTGCAGCAATGGATCACAGTGGTGGTTCAACTGGAGGCGTACTAGAACGCTACGGACAAGAATACACAGAAGAAAACAAGATGGAGAAAGTTCATGCTATGCGTCTTAGAATGGTCAACAGTCCTGACTTCAACGATGAAAACATCTGGGGAGCAATCCTCTACCAAGACACAGTCACCCGTGGCATGGTTAACGTCTTGGATGAAAAAGGCATTGACACGTTCCTAAAGATCGACAGTGGATGTGATGAAGATGGAACACTCAAACAGTTTCCAGTAAAGCAGATGTTGGAGTTTGCTACAAACGGCATTGGTCCTAAGATTTATGGTACAAAGATGCGTAGCATTGTTAAAGGTGTCGGCATGGTACATCCTGTACTCAAACAACAGTTTACACTTGCTCGTACTATTTGTGACTACGGTCTTGTACCAATCATTGAGCCTGAAATACCTATCGACAATCCTATTAAAGCTAAAGTTGAATCAGCTCTTATGTTTCACTTGCAAGAGTTCCTAGATGAGTTTCCAGGCAAATGTATTCTCAAACTAACACCACCAGAAGTACCCAACTTGTACCACAATCTTACAGTGTTTCCTAACGTAGAACGTGTTGTATTCCTCAGTGGCGGTTATCCTACTATGGAAGCATGTCGCAGGTTGTCAATGAACGAAAGCATTACAGCAAGTTTTAGTAGAGCACTAAGTGAAGGACTAGCACATTCGCAAACAGATGCAGAGTTCAATGCAAAGATATCACAAAACATCAAGATGATTAAGGAGTCATGTAATGCCATATCACACTAGTGCAAACTTATTTGAAGTAGGTGACTTTATTAGCCATGCAGGAAACAAACTAGCATGGAAGATTGAGTGCGATGCTATACGCCCAGAATGGTGGGACGGACTTGCACGTATGATTATGGATTATCAAACAGAACCTTTTAGCAAAGTAGTTGGTATTCCACGTGGTGGCTTGCCACTACAGTATGCAATGGAAAAGTATGCAACGCCTGGTGACCATCCTTGGATGGTTGTAGATGATGTGTACACAACTGGAACAAGTTTTAGAGAATTCTGTACAAACAATCAAACAATGTTTGCATACAAGTGGTGTGTCTTTGCACGTAAGCCTATTGCTTACGAAGAACCACATGACGTAAGAGCGTTGTTTACTATGCCTGCTACACTTTAACACACCTTACATGGTTGACTTTGGTGTTTTTTTATGCTATATATAGTACACACTAAAAGACACACAGGAGAAAACTATGAAGAATCCAAAACCCATTGGTTGGGCAACCACAATATCAGAAATTGCAAACATTCCACGTGAAATGTGGGAAAGCGTGATGACAGTTGAAAAGTCACCACTACGTAACTTAGACCCTATGGTAGGACACATGATCTTTCAGTGCCTATTCTTTATTTGGTCAGGTATCTTTGCAGTAATGGTAGGAAGTTTTTATGCGTTTGGCATTAGTGCAACATTTCATATCTTGTTAATCAGCGGTATTACAATTACAGCAGTAACATTTCGTCAAGCAGAAAAAAATCCAGAGTCACTTAACAGTTTGTTAAAGTCAGGACGTAAGTACAACGGCCGAGCAAATGGTGGCGAGCATGAGTGATCCAAACGAACCGTATCACAACGACGGCGCCATACTAGCATTTTTAGTTATTGCTTTTACTATGGTAGCACTACCAATCATTATCGGAACATCAATGGGTTGGTTTAACCTGTT